CCTTCTACGACTCCTTCAGCTCCCGGGACGGTTCCATTTGAAGAAGCCCCGGTAGGTTCAGCTACTGCAACCAATGTTTCTCTCGATCAACCTCTAATAAGTGATAACATTTCTGGATCTGTTGAATTACAAGCGCCGCCTCTAACAGGAGCACCTCCATCCAATATTGTTTTGGAAGCGCCTTTGATTTCACCATCGCCAGACAAAGCAGTTGTTTTGGAAGGTCCAATTTTAGGACCACCAACAGCGTCAAGCGTTACTTTAACATCGCCTCCTGTAAATGGGTTGACTGGAAATACAGTAGACCTAGAAGGACCTGCGATTGCAAATGATCCTCCAGGTCAAGCTGATCTAGTTGCGCCTCCAACAGAAGGTGGCCGTGCAGATTCTGTGGATTTGGAAGCTCCTCCAAAGGACAACATTGCGCCACCTTCAAACGTAGAATTGGCATCCGCACCGGCCTCGCCTGTTACGGTCAAAGTTGTTCAATTGGATTCTCCTCCAGTAAGCCCTACGCAGTTATCAAATGTTAAACTTGATGATGGAGGAGCAAGCATGGACGGAAGACCTGGATCAGTTAGTCTAGATGGACCTAAAATTCCAAAAACTCTATCTGCGAATGAAGTGAATCTTGTAGAGGCTAGACCAAATACAGATACACCTGCCAATGTAGAACTAACAGAAGCACCAGTTTCAAATGTAAATGTGACAAATGTAGATCTTCAAGCGCCTAACGTTTCAAATATAGCGCCGGATCCAGTTCGCTTAGAAGAGCCTCCAAAGAGTAATGTAAAGCCAACCACTGTTAACTTGCAAGCTCCTCCTTCTCCGGAAATTGCAAAAGAAGGTAACTTTGGCTTAACTCCTGATTTTGGTTCGGTTCCATTAGAAGGTCCGTCAATTCCTGATAAAATACTTGGAAAAGAGGACTTAACAGGCCCTGCAATCATTAAGCAGTTCCTCAATCCGGTTGTGTTTAACAATCTTCCAAAAAATGACGATGACCCTGGAAAAGTTTTGTTTGATAGCTATCGCGTAAATCAAATACAGGATCTTGGAAATGCTGATTTGGAAGGCCAAAGAATTGAAAAGCCGTCTCTAGGAAAAGTTATTATGAAATCAACTGGAGAGAAATTAGACATTACCAACTACACTACAATTGGTCAAGTTGATCTTAATGCATCAAGACCCGAATCCAATATGAATGAAAAAAATACTGGAATGAAAGGTCCTGATGTAAATTTACAAAGTCCGGGCACACTTGGAAATTCTCCGCAAGAAGCTCCTCCAACAAACACCGATAAATAAGGTATAACTCATAAATGAATGGCAACACAAAAAGATTTAGCACAAAGAATTTGGTTAGGGCCTGTTGTTGATAATGACGATCCAGAAAAACTAGGTCGATGCAGAATAAAAGTTTTTAGCCTTTTTGATGATATACCCGATGAAAGTGTTCCTTGGGCATTTCCAGTAACCAATAGTGTTTTTGCAGGTGGGGCTGGGGGATTTGGAAGCTTATCAATACCTAAAATAGGTGCAATTGTAAGAGTTCAATTTTCTGAAGGAAATTTATACTCTCCGGAGTACTATGGAATTCAGACTATTAACCGAGCAATGCAATCTGATATTAGTGACACATACCTAAACAGTCACGTTCTTGCTTATGATGAAGACGAAGAGATGAAAGTCTACTATACTCCGGGGAACGGTATGGAAATCTTCCACAAAGATTCTCATATTACTATCAATCCGGATAGCAGCATAACCATAGAACACAAAGACAGTCAAAGCATCATAGAATTGGTCGGCACTACCATCAATATCACGGCAAACAGTACTATCAATATCACTTCAAATTCGCTAATCAAGGCAGAGTCTACCGAGGTGAATATGAACGGATCTGCGACTACAAAGCTTGGGCCCGCTCCAATGTATTCGGCAGTTCTCGCCGAACCTCTCTGGGCATTTCTTAAAATGATGGCGGGAGCAGTTGACGCAAAACTCCCGTCTACTCCTGGCGTAATGGTAGGCGCGGCTTCTTCATTTGAACAGCTTTCAACTTCCAAGAACGTTAAAGTTTCGCAATAATGAAAAAAGAGATACATGGTATAAATTGTGAATGCTGCGAATCTAAATCACCCGAGGCAAAGCAGATCTTAGAGGAAATTAGAAAAATTCTGGATCCAAGTGGCACGGGAATAGAGTCCGAGAAAGAACAAATACTAAAGAAATTTGATCAAGTCGTGGATCAATTTACACGGACGGTTAGCGCAGATGACTACAATAAGGTAGAAATAAATGCCGACGGCAGCGAGTACCGACCGTATGAGGCAATTCCCGAAGACGAAAGATTTGTTGGTAGCGTTGATGCAAATGGAGGCCTCGCATCTCTAAGAAAAATAGTCGACGAGGTTTTTAGTCTGCCAGACGGAGACCTGAATTTTGAACTCCTAAAAATTGATGATCCTAATAAAGAAGTAGGCGGGCTCAAAGTCACCGAGATCACTGACCATCCAGGAATCGATGTTTCAAAATTAGTAGACTTCGATAGCATCAACATGGGACCAATTCAAAACTTAAAGATCTCAATTATATCAAAGACTATTGAGGCAACTATTGGAATGAAGTTTGGTCCAGTTTCGCTAGGTCTGCTGTTCAAAATAGGCGGTGGAGATGTTGCATGGGCGCCTGCATTTTCAGTAAAAACCAACGAAGAAGCTCTTGATAGATTAAAAGGATCCACATACAAAAAAACGCTCACACCTTCTGGACCAGAAGGCCTGGATGAGCTAAAGGCTCTCGCCAAAGAGCAATTTGCATCACCTGAAAACTCATATGTAAAAGAAATGCTCGAGCTGGCAACAGATAAAGAGAATTTCTTTGAAACTGCTGAGCTTCTTAAAGTGAACATACAGAAAGACGTGGATGTTGCAAAAGAAATGGCTGATATGGTAAAAGCCGTGGAGAGCGTAAAAGAGATAGAAAAGCTTTCTTCCGTTCCTGCAAATGGAGATCCTGATCTGGTAATTATACCAGAAAAGGCGGTCCCTTCCGATATTGGCAAAGTCATAGGCAAATGTGCTGAACGAGTACCATCTCCAGCGCCATATAGGCCTGAGGAAATTCAAAAAGTCCATGATCAAAATTGTAAAAACTGGAAAGCGCCTGGAAGAGTGCTTGTCAAAGATCCTGGAGAACAATCTGGTCCTGAGACAAAAACTGTGTCAGTGGACATTAAGATTGCGGGTAGCGGTGACGTTGTTTCTGCATTTGCAAGAGAAAAAGGTGATCTTGCTCCGCTCGCAGAGGATGCTGCGCTAACTGCAAAATTCAATGATATTGGCGATGCTCCGGATCAGGATGGGTTTATTGCAATTGATTTTGTTAAAAACCCTATAGACTCTGGTTTACTTCAATCCGATGCAGGTTCTACTCTAAATATCCCTGACGTTTCTCTTCCAAACCAAGCCGAGGCAATTGGCGAGTTGGAAAAATTCATGGAAGGCCTACAGAAAATTACCAATGAGATGCAGTCGTGTGCAAAGACCAAAAGTGATGCGTCAGATCGCTGGTGGGGGTTCTTTGAACACACGTTCCAGCACAGGATCACTACCAGGTATTTTGATCTATTACGAGACAATTTAGAAAACTATTATGGAGAACTACAAAGCATTTTAATACAGAGAGATTCTGCTCTTAAGCAACTTGCGCTTACTCAAATTAGCGAGAGAGAAATAACAACGAACCGGGAGAAATTCGAGACCTTAATAGAAGAGACTTTGTATACCCCAGGCGCCAACGGCGAATCTATTGATCCCAACTATATTGCTGCGTTTTCAAATGGAATTCTAAGCGCCGAGGAAAGAAACTATCAGTTATCCATATTGGAAGAGACTCGGGATTCTTTCAATGAATTTGTAGAAATTTTAGGACAAATAGGAAATCAAGACCTGAGTAGCATTAGACAAAGCCTGCAGTCATCTAACAACCCTCTTACAAATACTGTAGGATTCCCTCCTGCCTCCAATGCGCTCACAAACATATGGTGGCCGCCTAATTATGCGTCTTTAGTTTCTTCACAGAATCTATTTTGGACTGTGATGGTAAAAGGAAACATTGCTGATCGATGCAAAGAACTCTGGACACAGGCTTCAACAACCTCTTCAAGAACATTGCAAATTCCTGTAGATGGAGTAACCACGCCTCTTACTCCTTACATAGTGCCTATATCACTTCCGTATTACACGTCAGAAGGCAACATTATTCAGAATCGCACTGGCCTATTTGAAACAGGAGTTTGGAATAAATTCTACTCGGCGCAAAGAATTAACGCTTTTTTTACATACCAGGAGCAGGGTTACAATCAGCAGCCTCCTCAATACGATGACAGAGGAAATTTAATAGGTGAAAAAATTCAAAAAATAGTAAAGAACGGTCTAGAGGAAGATGTAATAATAGAAAGTCCGGCAGCTGCTGAAGGGCTGGAAGTAGATGACGCAGTCGCTACTGCTTTCTTGGAAAATATGGACGCAAACCTGCGTATACGGGTTGAGCAGGCGGCTTTGAACATTGAAGCATCTACAGCGTACAGCAACTATGTCAATAATGTTTTGAATGATGCAGCTCAAAAAGAGGCAGCAAAAGTTTTCTTTGAAGAATTGCAAAATAGAAACTTTCTAGATGGCCCGAGAAATATCTTTGCAATAAATTCAATCAACGACTTTCGAAGAAAATCTTTTGTCTGTGAAAAATATACTGAGCTCATACTGCAGGAGTTAATCGACTTGGAAATTACGATGCAGAATGCACAGGCATGTGTTGATCAAAAAGAGAAAGACATAGAAGAAGAAGCAAAACGGAATCTCACAAGTGTTGATGAAGGAGGCTCACAAAATCAAAGTCTGGAAGCACAGTGCAAGCAGCTGCTTGGATCAGATCCAGTAGGACAGAGACCGCCAAGCGGAAAATGTCCAAGTTACACAAAGAACTGTTATTGGAAGGAATACACCAAGATTATGCAAAAGGTGAGTCTACTTCCAGTCATAGAGCTTGACCCGCCTAATATGAGCCAGCGACTCTTTAGGTATTACCCAGTGGCTATACAAATACCGATTCCTCCGCCAATTCCTCCGCTTCCTTCTCTAGCAATGGGCATACCGAGCCCTATTCTTTGCATACCTCTTCCATATGTGTGGAAACACATCATCACTGTCACAACACCCATAGGAACTATCGTGGTCTGGATTGCATTGGCTGGAATTGTGCCATCTCCGTTTGTGATGCTCATTGATGAAAAAGGCGAGGCTACATTTATGGTATCCTTGTTTGGTCCATGTTCAATACCGCACCCAACCGTAGTCAGCCCCGCAACGGCCAACATTGAACTCAAAGCCCTGCTAGATTTGATTCTTCCTCCTGGAACAATTAAGATCAATCTAAGCTCGCCACTAGGAAAACTTTTAGCAGGTAGCACTCGTAATGACGTTGACAATCCAGATTCTGGAAAAAATATCATAGACAAGCTCAAAGAAAACATCAAGTCTTCTTTTGATCAATTAGAAATTAACGACCCGCCTTCACTTGGAGGAAACTCACCCGAGGCTATCGAGAGGCGGAGAAAGATTAAAGAAGCGTTTGAGCTTGTACCACCCGATGCTCAGCAAATTGAGAGAGGTCTAACTGAAGTGTTTAGCATAGTGAACGCCGCTATCGATGAACTGAAAATACCCGTGATCAAATTTCCAAAGGACGATAAGAAATTGATGATGCCTACTTTGGGGCCTGGCGAAATTATTGACAACTTCCAAAAACTGCTAGAGACAGCTCTAGCCGCTCCGGCGGAACTGAAAAAGACAGTCCTCCAGGATATTGGTGCTGCTGTTAAAGTTCTCGATGTTAAGAAAACAATCAAAGAGCGCGTTACACAAGCAATTGATAAACCATCAGTAAAAGAGTTTTTTAGAGATCTGGATCAAGAGATATCGGATTTGGAAAATCGTCTTTCTCTGGACGTGAATATAACAGCAGAAGAAAAAGTAATAGAACGTGTCAACGCAATCAAAAAAGCTGCTAAAGAGGTTTTAGGAGAAGTTGCTAAAGAAATAACTCCAGAAATCTTAGGCTTTGTTGCAAAAGCGCTAGATGTTCCGCCTCTTCCATTTCCATGTTACACAAACATAACGCTGCCAGCGGTACCGCCTTACGTGTATCTTCTCATAGCTGCCATCAAAGCTGCTCCATCTATTATAGACGCGCTTTCTGCAGAACGTATTGCAGAACTTGTATCTTTTGAACTTGACCTATCAAAGGCACTTCCAAGAGCAACTCCGATGTTCTATGGAACTATTAACGGGCTCCTTGACGCTATTCCTGACCTGTCAGTTCCCGCAGGTCTCAACGACAATATGTTTAAGCAGACAATTGACATGGTGAAGCAAATACCTACAAAGTTTAAGGTGCGCCTTCCAAAGGTTGGCTTACCAACCCAGGTTGTCATTCCACCGTCTCTGATTAAAACACTCTTAAAAGAGGCTGCGCAGATAGCAATTGAAGGACTCATTGGCTTAATAATGGGAAAAGTGTATGAAGCAATCCAGGAAGGAAACGCTGCAAAGATCATCGCAGTATCAATGATCATCAAAGCAATGTTTGGAGTTTCTCTTTCTGACATTAAAGGAAGCGATATCAAGAATTTCATCAATGGCTTTTTGGAATCCACACTTTATCCAGTACTAGATACAATTTCTAACATCATAGATCTGGTCAATTCTCTAAAAGGCAATTTTCTGAGCATAATTGAGCTCTTTCAATTCCCACCAAAGATTTCTCTTCCTGGGAATGACGGACCTTTTTATGATGTAGGTGAATTTGTGGTCAAGCCAGTAGTGCAGCCTATCATTGAATCCGTTCTTCCGATACTTTTTAATAATTTGCCAGCCATTGTAACTCTTCTTGCTTGCAGTTTTACGCCTTCCAGAGTAGCGTTTACTAAATTGCATCCAACTAAACCGGTAGACAGGTTGCCGTCTTGGGAGTCTCTGAGCATCAAAAACATTCCGTTCTTGGTGTGGCTAGACCAACTAATAGGCACAGCTCAAAGAAAAGGTGGACTGGGATCGGCATATGTAATTCCATACGTCTCAGTTCCATAACCATAAGGGGTAGTTCATAGAAGATATATAGACATAGAAAACCTATAAATATGCAAATCAAAAATAACACAACAATCGACTTTGACTGGGCGGCTTTTGAAGCAGAAGACCGTCAAGCACGAAGAATCCCAAACCCTACCATTTTGAAAAAATATGGTGTGAAAGTTTGGAGACATGACAGCGGAGCAGAAGAAATGTTTCTCCGCTATGAAAAATCTGTTTCTGGCGGAATAAAAGAACCAAGAGTAGGGGAATATCACTCAATCACTTCTGTCGTCAGCATAAATGACAAAGAAATGGTAGTAACTCTTTCTGGTATGATTGACGCCGTCATTCAATTAGAAAAAGAGAAGCCGTATTTCAAAACTATCGGCATGAACCAAGAAACTTTTGTGGAATGGATGAAAAACACAGAAGGGGCGTTCTCGGGATTCATTGGAGAGGATGGAAAAAAGGTGGTAATTGAAACCATCAAGCCATACACTATAGCTTCTCTAAGTAAAGGACATTCGCAAAGCATTCGCACAGAGTTCTTCCATCAGATAGAAAAACCAACAAGTGCGTACACCGCAAAAGTTCTTAGCAGAAACGGTGGAGGCTTCTTGGTAAATGTGGCTGGCGTAGAAGGATTCTTACCAGGATCGCTGGCGGCAGCAAATATAGTTAGAGACTTCGAATCTATGCTCGGTAAAGAAATTTATGTAATGGTAGAGGATTACTTGAAGGATGCTGGTACATTTGTATTCAGCCATAAAAAGTATCTTTCGCATGTATTGCCTTCCAAAATTGACAGCCTTAGCTTGGAAGAAAAGTATTCTGGAGTGGTTACAGGCACTGCTAAATTTGGTGTATTTGTGGAATTCAATGAAATTTTCACAGGTTTGATACACACTAGCAAAATGACTCCTGATATGCGCGAAGACTTCAAAAACGGAAAGTTCTCGGCAGGAGACACCGTTCACTTCTGGATTAAAGAAATTACACCAGATAAGAAGATCATTCTTACCGATGAAGACCCGAGCATTCGTATGAAAGAACTTGAAGAATTCAAGGAAAAGAATCTTGGAATCATCACAGGTGGTGAGGTTGTTTCCATACAACCATTTGGAACTCTGGTAAAACTTCAAAAGGATATCGTGGGATTGATCTCCAAGAAAGAAATTAAGGTAAAGAAGAAAAACTTTGCTGTAGGGGATCACGTAATGGTATCGGTTGAACGCGTTCACAATGATAAAATCTTTTTAACGTTGCCTAACGAGGAGTAATTAAGTTACTCACATTGAGATAAATATAAAAAAGCTGTTTAGATGAAAATTAAGAAGAACTATAGCCCTGCTGAAATTTTAGAAGCAGGAAAGATTGGAGTAGAATTCGAGTTCTACTCTAATTTGAAAGGTCACGTAGAGACAGCGCGGTCATTGTCAAAATATATCGGGAAAAGAGTTGTAGTTCCTATGGCTCTTTCCGATATAAAAGAGATGAAGCCGCTATATCACTCGCCAATAGCACCAACAAGTGATATTTTTAAACTTGAGCCAGATTACTCTGGCGGAAAGACTATGTGCGAATTGGTCACTGGCCCTATGAAGTACGCGGAGGCCAGGAACGTAATCATCAAAGTCTTAGAATGGATTAGCAATAACGGGTACACTACCGAAAGATGCTCAATTCATATGAACGTTTCAATTGATGACGTAGAGCTTCCTACAATTTTTGACATCAAAAACATGAATGTTCTAAAGTTCATTCTGTCATTTGATGAGGAAAATGTGTATGCATCTTTTCCTAGCAGAAGGGATTCGGTTTACGCCAGAAGTATCAAAGAAATACTGCCTAACAAATCTGCTTTCTTTGTAAATAAAGATAGCACGGTGTACAGCAGAAACGCTTTTCAAACTCCTTTTGAAAAGTACTATGGAGTCAACTTTCTTAAGCTTGAGAAAAATTACTTGGAGTACCGATACATAGGCGGTGCGGATTACGAAAAGAAAACAAAAAAGATTTTGGATCTGTTGTCTTATTTCGTAACTCATATGCATTCAGTTCTAAACTTTATGGATTATACAAAATCTGAAGTCCGTGAATTTAAGAAGATGATTGAAAAGCAGAACAAAATTTCTCAAGCCTTTGTAAGATACGTGGATTTCAAAAAAGAATTCCCGGATATCAAGGTAACTCTTGATATGAATGACAACGATGATGTTCTTGAAGGCGTTTGGGTAAATTTGCGAGATAAGTTATTTGAAGTCATCGTAACCGGTGGAATGACCAAGGGTGAGTTCAACCTTGATACCGAGGCGGGCCGCTTTCAACTAAAGAGCACTAAGCTAAAGAATTGCAGGCTTTCTGATTTAGAGATGATTGACTGTGAAATTGAAGGAGTGCTTGAGAGATGTTCATTCTATGGTTGCAAGATAAAGAATAGCCGCATTTTATTTAGTGTTTTTCCTAAAGGAAATACTGTTGATTTTTCAAAAATAGTAGAATCTCCGCTGCATGTTGAAAATACCTGCAACGACTGCTTTATTGAAAACAAGTCAAACATCATTAACTGTCAAGTTGAACGAGGAGTGATACGAAATGGTGAAGTTGGAAAGCTTGCAAAAGTTTCTAAAGAAACTATGGTTGTTGAGGAGAAAGAACCTGCAGAATCATCGGGCAGCTATAATGAAAATTCAAAAGATAAAAAGAAGGATAAAAAATGAAGCATCTAAAAAATTTTTCGGAGTTTGTCAACGAGTCGCATCTTCCATTTGACATCGAAAAAGCTCTTCGTCTTGGCGGTTTCTCATTTGAAAGAGACACTGAAAGAAGCGAAGAAGTGCTAGATGACGATAACCGATTTGATGAGGTGGATGTATATGTAGCCAATGACCGCAATGGCGGAACTGAATGGGTTGTCACAGCTGGTATTGGTGGAAGCACTTATTATTTAGATATTGCTAAGGATGATACAATTGTTTGGAGTTCAAAATATCCGCGTTCACAGCAAGCGCACTTTAATCAAGATTGTATGAACAGCATCGGGTTCTTGCCCGATTTTGCATAATTAAAAATTAGTAGACTTAAATGACCAGAGCAGAGCTTATTGAAATGGTAAACAACGAGATCACTGGATCTTGTTCGCTTCCGTATTCGGTTCCTGAGAGAGAAATGGAGAGGATCATAGATCAGGCTCTTAATTGGTTCTATGTCAATTACGGACCAGCCGTTGAAACTCAATACTATGTAATAACGAAAGATTGGTTTATGAAAGACGAGTTCAAAAAGACTCGATCTTTACTGCTTCCAGATTGTGTAGTTTCTGTTTACGAAATCAGGGAAATCAATGGCGCAGGCCGACTTGGAACTATTGATGCGGACTTTTACGACAACCGCTTGCTGGCTGCTGAGCTATTTCTTTCGCCTTTTGCGTCGGATGACTTGGTTCTCCGAGCTGCTCAATACTCTTATTGGGATTTAACACAAGCTTTTATCTTGGAAAGGGTGTCTTACGACTTCAATCGAAATACTAAAAGACTTAAAATCATAGGTAGAAATCCCAAGAGAAACTGCGCTGTTCAAACGTATGTTAAAATTGAAGAAAGCAAGCTTTATGATGATTGGTTCTTCCAGAGATGGGTGACAGCGCAGGCTAAAATCTCTTTAGGTAGAATCTTAGGGTTCTTTTCGTTCAACCTTCCAGGCGGAGTGCAAGTAAATGCTGACAGCATTAGAGAAGAAGGAAAAGAGGAGCTTGAGCAAATCAAACAAAGGATTGACGACGAAAACAGCCCAGACTGGTTCTACATATTCCACTAATTAAAGATGATCAAAGACCTATACATAATCAATCAGAACGAACCTGGTTATGACGCATTCAAAATTGAAGAGCGCGATTCTGTAAGAATTCTCCTACAGAAAATCAAGATGATTATGTTTACAAGAAAGGGTGAGATTCTAGGAGAACCGCAGTTTGGCATAAGTTTGGAAGATCTTCTATTTGAATTGGGATTCAGCTCAAACGAACTAAGAAAGGCGTTTGACCAACAGCTTGCTGCGTATGTGCCCGAGGCTGCCTCTTTTGATCTTAAATTGAACGTCAATTTTGTACCTGGAACTGCCAGGGATGTTGCTTACATTGATATATATGTTAACGGTACTAAGGCTTTTGGGCTTGTAGCCGTATAACATATAATGTCATTCAATGCTAGAGATCTTTAAACTTACCAGGATAACCTTCAATCAAATGTACTTTGATGTGAAGAATTTCCTGGAATCAAAGTACGAACAATCTGACCAAATTTTTTCTCCAGCTAGCCCTTATGGACAGCTGTTAACCGTTATTCTTGATTTAGGTCGATTGATGTTCTATTACATAGAAGATAGCATCAACGAGCTTAACATATATACTGCTCAGCGTCCTAATTCTATACGAGGTCTTGCTAGAATAGCTGGTCACGATCCAACTCGAGCAATATCGGCCACAGGTACTCTTAAATTAACATACAATGGTCAAAAGGTTGACATGTATGGAAACACTGTGGTGATACCAAACTTCACCACTCTACAGTGTAAACTCAACGGTCTTACTTATACACTTGTTTTGGATCAAGAGGCGGTCACATTAGATCTGAGCGCCAGAAATTCGATTGAAGTATTTGCTCATCAAGGAGTTATAGAAGTACAATCTTTCACCGGCACAGGAAACGATCTACAGTCATTCACTACTTCTCCAAAGAAAAACTACATCATTGACAACTTTTTTGTAAAGGTTTACGTCAATAATGAAGAGTGGAAAAAATATGATTCTTTGTATGACGTAAGTTATGATGAGAAGGCTTGCATTGTTAAAACAGGTATTAGCGGTGGAGTTGACGTATTTTTTGGAAACACGTACTTTGGAGCGGTTCCGCCTCTTGGTGCTGTGATTAGGGTTGAATACATGACAACTTCCGGAAACGCTGGAAATATCATCACTGATAATGCGCCGCCTTTCAAATTTTTACAGGAAGGATATGACATTGCTGGTCAGGATGTAGATCTCAACAAAATTTTGGATATTGCGATGGTAAATGCGTTTTCCTTTGGATCGGATGCAGAGCCTCTCACTTTAACAAAATTACTTGCACCTAAAACAAGTCGTTCTTATGTGCTAGCTAACACTGATAACTACGTCTACTTCTTTCAAAAGTTTAACTTCTTTTCTGTTGTTGATGCGTTCAACACTCTTGGGGACGATAACATTGAGGATGACAATACTGTCTATTTGTTTCTCATACCCGATGTAAATAAGCGGAAAAAAGCTTCCGACGACTACTTTTCGGTTCCTATCAGTTTATTTAGATTGACTGAGCAGGAGAAGACGAAAGTTTATGAGTTAATTGAAAAGAGCGGACAAAAGATCATGACGGTTGTGAATAAAATTGTGGATCCTATTATTAGCAGATATGTTATGATGGTGAATGTGACTGCTTTTGAAGGATTTAATAAAGACATCATTCGTCAACAAATTATTTCAAAGTGCTCTGATTATTTCCTTAATAATCGCAGAAGAGACCGCATTCCAAAATCCGACCTCATAGCAGTAATTGAATCTATTGAAGGCGTAGATTCGGTCAACGTCTATTTTGTTTCTGAGAAAAACGAGCAGTTCAAAAAGAATCCAAAAAATGATGCAACAAAAAAGGATATTGGTTTAGATGAATTCGGCGATATCATCATGGAAAAAGGAGAACTTGTAATTATTCGTGGTGGATGGGTCAACCGTTATGGAGAATACTTCAATACAGGAATAGATGCCGGAAAGCCTTCTACTCTAAATATAACTTTCACCAAGAAAGATACTCCAAGATCTTTGAACATGGAGCTTCATAGAATTGAGGTTAACAATATCAAAAAATCTGTATAATGGCCGAAACACCTAAACCAGGTCCACATTTAGGAAGACCTAGCTATTACAACTGGATGATACATCAGCAAGATGTATTGAAGAATCAGGGGTTTGACTATGAAAACCGTCTGTTTGAGAAGACTATGTCAAATTATATGTTTGTAGATTCACGAAAAGAATATACATTTTTGCAATTTCAAGGAATGTTAGTTTATCTAATCAATTACATAGGAAGCATTAAGAAGGCTTTCAACTACACTGTAGATAAAAACTATAAAGTACACTCTTAATGCTTTTAACAAATAGGCTAAATTTCTTTGACAAGAAGGGAAATGAAATCAACCTTCTTCCGCAAGTTGGTACAAGGGTAACTGTAGTCGATCCTACCAATTCTGGTGGATATGGCGCAACATTTAATGTGTACACAAATCCAGACGGAAACATTGCTGCACTAGAAATTGCAAATGGCGGATATAACTACGATATAACGGGAAACGCTTATCTGCGATTTGAAAATCTACTCACGGGATATGTTTGGGACAGCAATCCTGCAGATCTCGTAGTCGATCCGCTAACAGGAACAATCATAGGTTTTAACGGTCTATCATTTACAGGAAATTCCGATTGGAAGCCTGGGAATGAGACATTTGCGTATCCGAATGTTACATGGCTTGGCGAAATGTATTTTGACATGGTATCCACTGGTTTGATCGAGAACCAAGATATTTTTGTACTTGAGCAAGTAGTAGCTACTCCGCAAACGCCTTTCAATCAACTTAATTATGGTTATAGCTTTCCAAGAGCAGAGGAAGGGCCTGCTAATGCAGTGAGCTTTTATTCAAATGATGTTGCAAATTCAGCAATTACTTCAAGCACTGGAGTAGGATCTGTGACAGTGTACATTGAATCCGTTACGGGAAACTTTTTTGCGGGGGAAGGAAAGATATTTAGTATGTCCAGCACAGCAAATCTAAAAGCTGGAATGATTATTGAAGGCACGGGAATACCCGCTGGCACAAAAATTGTTTCTGTTGATAGCGCAACACAAATTACAATAGATTCGCTGCCAACTCAAAATGGCATGTCTATTGCCCTTGAATCATATGTGCCTCATGGATTTATTGCTGGCATGTCTATTAGAGTATATGACAATTCGCTCTCTTTGCCAATCGCTGGAACTTATGAGGTTGTGCAAGTTTCTGATAGAAAAGTCTATTTTTCTACTACTAGTGCCATACCTACAATCGGCAGTACGGCTGCTGCAGCCACTACATTCTTTAGTGCAGCTCCTAAATGGCGAGGACGCATGGTAGGTCTTGAAGAAGAGATCTTTATGTTTACTGTGAAGTACGAAGAAGAGTTTCCCGTGATTACAAAAGTTCAATCTTTTGTTCACGACCCAATAAATGCGTCAGAACTCACAAGTCCGGATAGTTTTACAGCAGGGCTAACTGGCGATCCAGCCGTAGGAAATTTCATAGACGCGTCAGTACCTGGGTATCAATTTAGACAAGTATTTGAGAATTGGGAAGAGCGTCTTATGCATTTTCACCTAGGTTTTTCTGCAGGAACCGAAGGATCATATATAAGAGTTTTTGTTTTAGAAGACATTACATTTCCGTATGCGCCTAGGTTAATTTCACAGATTTCTCTTAGAGGAGAAGCGCAAGGCGAAGACGAAAGACTGCAAAAGCTATTAGAAAACTTTGGAAGATCAGTAACCGAGAATCAAGAATTGATTCTCCGTGATAGCGACGTTTTTGAAGACCTTCCTAACTATCTTCTTCTTAATGAGAAGAGAAAAGAAATGCTTTTGCAAGGCGATCAAATTTGGCCTTATCTTGGATCGTATAAAGGACTTGTAAACATCATCAATTGGTTTGGATACTATGACATTCGCATCAAGGAATACTGGCTAAATGTCAATAAGAATGACGCATATTATGGAAAGTACAAGCAAATTCAAATACCTTTTCAGTTAGAAGCACGAGGAGTTCCTTACGGTATTGAAATGATGCCGAGCAAAGTCTACAAAAAGACTAATAAGTTTGGCTTATTTTATGACTTAAATAAAGAAAGCGGGGTATTAGATGAAAATGGCGTTCCGCAAACAGTGGATGCATTTCAGTTTAGCAATCAAGAAGTTCTTATTAAATTGTTTGCATTAAAACAATATTTGGAAGGTAGCTTCATACCGTTAAATGCAAAAATTGTAGATATTGTAGGTGAAGGCGTCTATTTTGAAAGATACGCCGCTAACACCTGGAATGATAGAGTAGAACAATTTGTGGTTGAACTCACAAGAAACGTTGATTTTGTTGTAAATGATACACGTTTGCCTATTGAAGATGCTCGTAGATATGATACTAATGAGGTAGCGTATTCTTATTCTCCTGGTACAGATACCTTAAAGTCGTATTTTGCAACATACACCATTAAAGGTGTGAATATGACTTTGCCTCTGGCAACGGTAAATAGAATTCCTACGCTCACTGTTGGTTCTACTTCAGGAAACGCGTCTCCGTCAAAATTATGGAATGGCGTAGCCTATGTAAAAGGCAGTCCTAATAACTACTTTCTATCAGCAAATTCTGATGGCGGAATCAACTACACAGTCGGTGATATTGTCACTCTTGGTGGAGGCGTCTTTTCTACTCCTATTAGAGTGCGCGTTGGAGCAATTGCTCCTGGCGGAGTTGTTACTTCTGTACAAATCCTGACAGGGCTTACTCAAGGAAGCCGTTATTATTCATTGCCTCAGAAATTTTCGCAAACTTACGTAGCTAGTTCAGATTACGTTAATAACTTCTATTACTCAGGAATAGGTCAAGGCCTTAAACTCGATGCAGGGGATATTCAATATGAATTAGAAGGCGTAACCACCACTACTCAAGGAAAAGGTTATCCTATCCTGGACCCGCCAGTGTTTATAGTAACTGACCCTCTCACTGGATCCACGATCCCGTCATCTTACAATTTCAACTTATCAACTGTTCAAGGGCCATACGTTGGTTATTTTGATGAAGGAAAGCAATTAGAAGCTCTTACCAATGAGCCTAATGCACCAGTAGCAGCATTTCTAGAACTTGAGGCCATCGGTTTCGACGTTACATGGGATGAGATGGCATTCACTTGGGAGAATTTATGGGGAGCCACTGAAGCAACATTAAAAGCATACATAGATCCGCTGCCTGCTGGAACTGGAGCAATTGAAGCAATTGAAGTAGTAGAGCCCGGAAGCGGATATTCCAGGACGCCATCTGTTGAATTTATTGGAGGAGATGGCATTAATGCTACAGCAACTGCTTTTATGCGTGATGGAAAGGTAAAAATAATAGAGGCAGAAGTTACATCAATAGCAGTTCTTTCTCCTACATCGTCTAGGGTATTTTTTGCTACACCACAGACAGCGTCTCCATTGCAAATTGAGATATTGCCAACTATGTTTGTAACAGCTACTGATACTGGTGGTAATAGTTTAGAAAAGCCTTGCGTAGTTATTACGTATGATACCGTGGGAGGCAGTTATATGGACATAACTACCGCCTTTAATTCAGTACCAGGTAATTTTAATCTACAGATACACGCGGTACAAATTACTAGCAGTGGTTCGGCTTATGTATCTAATCCTGAAGTGAAACTTGTTGGTGGCCAAACTTCTACTCTTTATACTTGGGATGAGATTGGAAGAGGAAATTTCTATGATATGGAATGGTTGGTCACTTCTGAACCTGGAACAAAAAACTTTACATATACTTCTGGACAAAAATCAATTGACGAGCTAATCAATCACACCGTTTTATTGCCATACAAAGGGTTCTACAAGGTTGAGATGATTGTGTATGACACCGATAACAATTGGGTGAATGAAATAAAGAGAAACTTTGTAGAGGTGTACATGCCTGAAGCTCTCTCTTCTTTTGCTACAAGGTACATTGGACCGTCATCAACTCCTGGAGTAAGCGATGGTTCAGAATCAGAATCAAACATTGCACAACTGGAGAAAAATTGCGTGGACACTTGGGATGAAGCTTTTTATATGTGGGATGAGTATTGGGGAAGATGGATCAATCCAATCAAGACTTGGACTACGTGGGACGACTGTGATATTCTTTGGGACACATTAAATGTTACACCTCTCAGTCAAGAAAATAATTGGAACTACCCCAATGTGCCGGAATACGAAGTCTATCGGGTATCGGCATATGATAACCTAGTTGGCGACGTATCAAATCTAACAACAATTACTCCTGGATCGACATATCAATTAGAAGTTGAATTAGCAGATGTTCAGAACAGGCCAACTCTAAATGCAGCAATACCAGAATGGATTTATATCCGAAGAGGGGATAACATTTTTCAAGTAGAAGCAGTCAACTCGGGCACAGTCACGGGTAATACATTTAGCGTTACAATAACTACGACTAATCCTCTGCCTGATAGTTTTCTATCTAGCCCTACTACGTGGGAAGTTCTAAGAGAAGTTGCTAACACCGTGGTTGTGCAAGATGATCTCTACACTCCAGAGAATGGAAAGACTCTGGTTCCAGGACAGTTTATCACTCTTAAAGGAAACAACAACACGCCTCTCAATGATAGCCGTTGGAATTTGGCTATGCCTCCATTGACATGGGGTATTCCAGTGTATGCAAAGACTGTTGACGGCGTTTCAACTTTAGATTCTGGAATCCAAATAGATTCGGAGTACGCTTCTAATCCATTTATGACAAAAGAATGGGTGAACGGACAAATCTATAATTTCAGAAACCAGTCCTATGAGAACGGATATCTCTTCTTAAGCCCGCTTCCAAACGCAAATACTTCGGCAGTAAACATTCAGGTATTGGAAAGTTTCACTGAAGACAATTGGGGTAACCGGGTGATGTTCTACATTAACAATACCAATACTAGTGAATATGCAACTACTGCGGACATCTTACGAGAAGTTCGTCCAGGATTTACCGAGTTTGACTTATTGATTGTGGAACCTGACCAGACATTTTGGTGGTGGTTTGATCCAACAGATACAGAATTCCCACCTCCACTGGTTTCTCCAGTATTCCCAAATACATCCAGTGGAGCGTATCGCCCTAGCCCTACAGGCGGTCCAGGCTATATTTACGGAGTGTACTCTTCTCCTTCTACAACAGACGCATACTACATTGATATAGAAGCAGCAACGCAGAACAATGTTTCAATTCCTGCTAATGTGAAGAAGCTTTGGTATAATAGAGGCTTGGATCGATTCTATTTTCCAGAAGGCCAAGGAATAGGTAACGAAATATATGTACTTGATCCAAACACAAATACGTCTTCTCTATTTACAACTTTGTCAAGCCCAACATCATCCAACGCAAATATGACTTTTGTAGATGACGTTGGGTATAACATGATCTATTGTGCAACCACTGATGAATTTGTGTATTGTTTAGATGCGGTAACTGGCTTTGAAATCGCGAGAATAGACACCACGCCTAACACAAGCGGGTCAGGGATCACATACGATCCAATAAGAAAGCATGTATGGGCTCTGGCTGGAGATAACTCACCGCTTTCAATTATTGACGCAGACCCTAATTCATCTACTTGGAACACGATTATTGCAACAGTAACTCTCCCAGATGTAGCTCTAGGAATTAGATATGTTTCGCAGACAGATACCATGATAGCTTGGAGGTCTTCGGCAGCCACTACCAATTATTACACGATTGAATGCGTTGCGCCGTATACAGTGACCACCAATAACATTCCTTTTACGTGGGATACTGTTCGTGGAATAGCTTACCATGAGGCTGACGGGCATTGGTGGATTGGGAGAACTAATGGAAATATAGACATATTTAGCTTTTTTGATCTTTCAACACCAGTGCACACCATATCGGTGCCTACGCCAGGGCTATTTAGATTTATAGTCTATAATCCAGTTACTAATTCAATGTGGGTATGTCGTGAAGTTGGTGGGGTGGATTCAGTATACGAAGTCAAAGGTCTCATATATGATACAGGGACTACTCTATACGAGCAGCATTTTAGAACCATAGATGCTTACGAAGACACAAGCAATCAAGGAACTCCTTGGAGCATCTGGAGCGAAGCCAGCTCTTCTATTTATTGCGTAGAAGCGGTTTCTCTTGAAGGAAAAAAGTATAATGAACTAGAGACGGTACTTCAACAAATAGACAACGTAACTGTTTTTGGATGGATAGAGTACAAATACAACTCTTTCCCTACACGGACGTATTCAAATAGTTCAGCCACCAATCTTAACCTGGTAATGGATTTCAACACTCGACCAGTTCTGGGAGCTTTCGAGGACAGCATTATTTTTCCGGCAGAAAAAACTGGAAGAGGTTGGTTCTATGATCATGGAATTTCTGAAGGCGAGTTTTCTCAAGAAGTTGTAAATGTTGGAGAATTCATGGAGAATCCCGGATGGACTGTTGTGACAGTAAAAGACCCTAACAACGAGCTCTACCTTTGCGATTCAACTTTCATGGAGAAAGCTCGCGATTTTGATGAAGATTACGCGGACACTCACTTGGGAGTAAAACTTGCATGGAACGAGGTAGAAAACCTCGACTGGGATGCAATGTGCTCACAGACATGGACTACTCTAGATTGGCCATACACACTAGGTACAAATTTTAGAATTGCTTTGGATCCAGATGCCAATACCGAAATATCTTTACAGCTCAACGAGCTGTCTGCTTCTGTGTTTGACCTATCAGCCGTGGATGCAAACCGACCAGCACTGGCGTCATATATGACAAGCTTGCTGAACAACAATTTCTATGATTACTTAGGAAACACTCCTAAGAACGATAACCCTGGGCTGAGTAAATTTAACTACAGTCTTGTTTCCAGAGATCCTACAGCGACAACTGTGGAAAGAGTTTTTACATGGGGGAATCCTACTGACTTTAACATATATGGAGATACCACTGGCATACAAGTTTTTTCAATTGTTCATGGACCAGGAATACAGCCCGGATACACAGTCGATTCAGTATTACCCGGATCGGTGTTCATTCTTCCCAGTGTTGCAGGAAGCAACTTGGGAAGTCCAGGTCCTACTTCATATGTTCCATGGATTCCAACGTGTTCTTTCCACTGTAGCACAGTTGCAAATAGCAAAGCGTTAACCAATATAGTAGGTTATGATTCAAATCTACCGATTGCTGGTTATCTTTATGATCCAGTAGCAGAGACCGTGATTGGCGAATTCGGACCTGGAAAAGGTGTAATACAAGAGTCGTCAGGCTTTGTAACATACATTGAAAGTGATACTCCAATGTTAGCAACAGAAGACAACCGTCTGCTCTATGCATTTCCGTATCAGTCCAATATAGTTCAATTTATCGATCCAGCTGTTTCATCGACAGAAGACTTATATTATATTGCAGCTAGCGCCAAGTCTCCAGGAACGGACACACTTGGTTACCTAAGAGGAGACTATGATCTGTTTATCCAGAATCATTACTGGATTGATTCAGATCTCGCGGTAGGTCTGCCTTATGATGCGTTTTCTCACACTTTCCCTCTAGGAAACTACTATAATTGGGTGCAAGATCCTGACATATTTTATGGAGGAGGCCTCGAAAACAGTCTTCTACAGTTTGCGAGCCCATACAGAAACATACAATCTTACATATTTAACGGCGAAGAAGGCTCGCGAGAATATACTGCGGTAAATGGTGGTTGGTACCCCGCTATCACTTGGGGTACCAACCAAACGCCCGATGGATTACTTTTTGATACTCCTGTGCCAGGAACATATCCTAATTTGTACAAACCGTGGGCACAGGTAGAAGTAGTCGACGAAACCGGAATTGTTATTGCAGTTAATGGAACAGCTCTTATTTTCAATTCGTTCTTTGACGGTCAGGCAGTATTGTATACAGCAGGCTCTCCGTATGACTTGTTTACAAATGCAAATTTTGCCGCTAATCACTCAGACTGGAATGAATATCCAGTTCCTGTAGTAATAAATGTGACTGATCCTTTTCAGGCCGAGCATATTTTAAGTTTTAACGCAGTAGTTGTGGATCCAGAAAATGGAATCATTGGAAGAGACGCTGTCTATTTTAATGGAACAACCACTCTTGACGGTTCTCTTATTTTTGATCCTGGCGTGTACCAAATAACTGACATAACTCAGCCAGGGGTTCCGTACTTTACGTCTTCGCTGATGCCAAGCCCAATTCAGTCATTAAAGCCAGGTATGGTATTGATGCAGCTTGGTGGAGGGCCGCTTACTGATCCGTATAAAACACGGATTACTAAAGTGGATCAAGAAAATTCTCTAATTGAAATTGACATTCCTCAGGATTCTTCAACTTCCGGAAACTTTGTTGCATACACCCCACTAGATTTAGGACTAAAAACTAATCAAACAGTCACAAACAGTATCTGGAGCTCTACAAAACAGTGGGATTCTATGAGACTTCAATACGAGGCTTCCATGAATTCTGCATACACATGGGAAGACACCACAATTTCATACAGTGAAAAGAGGATTCCAGCTGGAAGCTCAGTTTTGTTTTCGTCTGATGCTTCAAACATAGCCGGAAAAACCAAGTTTCTCTGGAACTTGTATCACGATGGAACAAAGGTATGTTCAATTGAAGATCCTAATTTCTTATGGACATTTTTAGAGACTGGTTTGTACGACTTGGAATTGCAAATCGTAGATACTAATGGAAATGTTCAGAGAAGATATAACCAAGACTACCTGGAAGTTTTTAAGGCAGAACATTAAATGAATAAATAGTTATATGAATGAAGCTTCAATAAAAGGTACTTCTCTAGGAAGGCTTGCCGTTTTTGATTTGGATGATACGCTAGTTGTATCATCAGCAAAAATACAGGTGCTAGACCGTCGCGGAAAGGTTGTTAAAAGTCTTACGCCAGCAGAGTTTAACTTTTTCAAGCACGATCCTAAAAAGCATTCGCTGTCTTTTACTGAATTTGAAAGCGCGGACATACTTAGAAATGCCGAATTCATCACTCACGTTTTAGAAAAACTCAATGATTTCTACAGAAGAGGTGTACACGTTTGTATTCTAACTGCACGGTCATCTTCCAATATGATTAGGACTTTCTTTTTGGAAAATGGAATAGACATTCACCCCGATCTTGTAATTGCGGTAAACGATCCCAAGTACAATTTTAAAGGAAGTATTGCACAAAAAAAATCAGAAGCTTTGAGGGACCTCATAGCTCAAGGATACCACGACTTTATCTTTTTCGATGACAATCAAGAAAATCTTGATCACGCAAAAGAATTGGAAAAAGAAAAAGATGTAAAAGTTGAAACCGTAAAAGTATAGATGGCAAGAAGAAAAACCCACCAACAACCCGCAGAAGAAAGACCTCACTACATTAAGGAGGAAGAAATTTCAGCTGCCCGAGTAAAAGTCAGTTTTCTACCAAAAACTGAAAATCAGAAGCTTCTTAGTAGGCTTATCAAAAATAAAGACATAGTCATCTGTGGAGGTCCTGCCGGGACCGGCAAAACTTATGTAGCCTGCGCCGAGGCATTAAAGCTTTTGGCAAATCCAGAGAACTTTTACAAGAAAATTATTCTTGCTAAAAGCGTAACTGTCACAGAAGGAGAAGACATTGGATACCTTAAAGGAAGCCTTAAAGAGAAGATGGAACCATTCATGGAATCTTTTCTTGACAATTTTTACAAGATCATTGGCAAGCCTCTTACACAAAAACTCATCGAACATGAAATTATTGAGGTACTACCTCTGGCGTACATTAGAGGTCGCTCTATTGATAACACGATTATTATTGTAGACGAAGCTCAGAACATTTCACTTAAAAATATGAGGACTACAATGACTCGTATCGGTGAAGACAGCAAGATGATCATCATAGGAGATACTAAACAGATCGACCTAAAAGACAAAAAGCTGTCATCACTGGAAATTGTAATGAGACTGTTTGAAGGAAAGCCACCATTTGGAATAATGCACTTTAATCGTGAAGACATTGTAAGGAACCCTATCATCATTGACATTGAAGACGAATTTGAGAAATATGAATTCAGAGCTTTTGGAGGTAGTCCTTCTGCTTCCACCAGTGATCCCCATAGCTGACGGTGATTTCCTCTCCTGACTGTATAGATTTTGTAGATCGAATTCCAACAAGTTCGTCACTAACGTATACAAATTCTGCAGAAGGGTCGTCTGAATGATTGTAAAGCCCTACCCATCCAAGAGGAAAAAAAGCTCTACCATCAGTCCAGCCAATTCCATATTGGTCGAGCATGATCTCTTCAGGCTTTAGTCCTTCTGCTTTTGCAACGTAATGACATGCATTCAGAAAGCTTTGCTCTAGAATTACGCCGGGAGCAACTTCGATCATTTCGTTAGCAGAAATGTCATCATCAGCAAAAACGCCCCACCCATGAAGGGGAGAGCGTTTCACTGAAATTTTCTGATAGTGCTTTACTTCTTGCATTCTGATACATGCTCAGCAGGGCAGTCACCCATTTTCTCAGCAAAGAATGGTGGAATCTTTCCGCACTTTCTGCAAACTACCACTTCTGCAGCAGCAAATTCTTCGTTGCCTGTAGGAGAAACAATTGGTGATATGCGCTTAAACATTGTAGCGCTGTCGAATAAGTAATTTCCCTGCTCACAACCGTGCCAAGGAGCCGTGCTTAAGTCAATCTGTGACTGCATAGCATTTCTGATGTCGTTTTGATCCATATTGAGTGTTTATTTGTCATAGAGAATAGTCTTATCCTCCTTTCTTCTGATACTAATTTTATACAACATGTGAAAAAAGTTTCGGAAAACTTAAATCTCTTGGTGTATAGAATAATCAAATAAAGTAAAACTATGTATTCACGAGAAAAGTTTAAGAAATTCCTCTTTTTCGACATTGAGACATGTGGTCAATACCCAGACTACCAATCCATGATCGATGACAAAGGTCCAGAGTCAGGCAGCATTTTTGAAAAGAAGAGCAGCCGTCTCCTCAATGGAAAGAGCTGGACGGGGGACCTTCACCAAGACTATCCAAATAATGTGGCTCTCTTTCCTGAATTTGGAAGAATTGCTTGTCTCTCTTACGGAATTTGGAAAGATGGCGAAATGCAGATTCAGACAATTTCTGACATTGATGAGGTAACAATGCTGAAAAAGATTGCAAACCTCTTTCATAAAGCCGATTCTGCTGGATTGATTCCAACTGGGTGGAACATTAAAAACTTTGACGTTCCATGGATTGTTCGCCGATTGTTGATGAACGGAATTCAAGTTCCAAATTGCCTAAGCTCATATGAAAAGAAGCCTTGGGAAATGAATATCTTTGATATGAAAGAAATGTGGAAGAGCGGCTCATCACTGGACGTCACTTTTGAAGAGGCATGTTTTGGCATGGGAATTCCAACTCCAAAAGACGATATCGATGGCAGTCAAGTACACGCTACTTTTCATGCTGGAGAAGCTGATAGAGTTGTAACCTATTGTGAAAAGGATGTAAAGTCTATGATACTTCTTGCCGAAAAGATCTACAACACATATCACCCAGAAACCGTAAAAGAAAACATACTGTAATGCCTGAATTAGCAGAAGTTAAAATTATGAGCGACTTTATTAACGCAGTCGCAACAAATCAATTCTTTGAAAAAATTGAAAAGTCTCCCGTTTCAAAAGTAAAAACAGAACTTGATCCTTTTGGCGGTGGAATCTTTACAGTAAGAGCCATAAGCCGTGGAAAAGAACTCATGTTAGAACTTGATCTTGTTGGTGGTGGACCAACCGGAAAGGATCAACGAAACTTAATGGTGACTTTAGGCATGAGTGGATCTTGGGCAATGGTTCGACACGATAGTCCCAAGAAAGAAGAAGTGCTAAAGCATGCACATTTACGGCTAATAACTAATCGCGGAGATTTATTGGTCCTACACGATGTAAGAAGGTTTGCAAAATGGAAATGGGGTACCTGGAATTCTGGTAGAGGGCCCTGTCCTCTTACAGAATTTAATGAGTTTGCAAATGCGGTTCGAGCAAATTGGCAATCATCTAAAGCATTTAATTCACCTGTAAATGAGATCTTAATGAATCAAGGCTATTTTAATGGAGTAGGAAACTACCTCCGAGCTGAGATTCTCTATCGTACCGATGTTATGCCTTTTACCATTGCAAAAGATCTTACTCGTGACCAGTTAGAAGAGATTCTAAAAACTGTTCATCTTTGCGTAAGAGATGCATACACCCTTGGAGGTGGGCAGCTAAAAGACTGGGTAAACCCTAATGGCGTTCCCGCTGATGGTTTTGGCGCGTGGATGCAGGTCTATGGCAAAGGCAACAACGTAATTGATAAAACTGGTAGAAGATTCTGGTATGACCCAAAGTGGGAAAACGATGTTCCAGAATCATACAATCGGTCAAACTCAAAATAAGATGTTGGAGATATATAGTTTAGAAAAAGCATAAAAAATACGCACATAAATGGCAACAGTAACTATCACAGAAATCTTAGGCGGAGATAACATTGCCGCCTCGAGAATTGTTCTGAATAACAACTTTACTCTTTTACAAAACGCAATTAACACTATTGAAACTCGTCTAAACACTTCATATGTTCCTGGAGGATCATTGAACGTAGGCGATGTTCAAATTCTAAGATATAACAGAGCAGCATCGGTAAACCTCTTCCTTTGTCAAGGATCAGCACAGATTGACGGAAATCTTAATCTAGGAACCCCAACTAACAGCTCAACGGTTGGACTTACTGGATCAATGACGGTCAGCGGCACTTTTGGCGCTGATGGAGCGGTTACATTTGACAATACTGGAGGATTCGACGTTTTCGTTAATAATTTACGGTATATCGCAAACGACTCAGAAGCTAATGAGCAATGGTACGCGGCTAATTCAAAGAGCCCTGCGGTTAATACCGAAGTTGCTACTGGCATTCTACCAATTACTAGCATGGTTAGAGTTCTTCACTTGGACGTATCGACTGCTTCATCTTTCAATGTGTTGACTCTTCCTGCTGTAGGAACTGTTAATGATGGTCAACTCGTAACTATTGTTTTTGACACAGCGGCTCCCTCAAACTTGCAATTTGAATTAGATAACTCTTCTAACTTTGACCCTGCTTTTGATAACACTGCCGTAGGATCAAATATCATTCTTAATACAACTCTTAATTCGCAAACTGATGCTAAATTTACCGGTATCTGGATTGACTTGGCGGCTGGAACAAACGGTTGGAAAGTCGTAGGAGCTCACGGTGACGTAACCTACTGGTAAAATTAGATAAGCACATTAATGGCTGTTGCACCACTCATAAGACCTATAAGACTTCAAGGAGGAACGTTCTACACGTTCTCATCCGCATCTGAAGATTTAGGTTTGACATTCAATGATTCTCAAAAGAAGTTTCGTTTTTCGAAATATGCTTTGATGAATCTGCCTCCAATTGAAAACACGTCGCCATCTTTCATTAACACCATCGGACTATCAAATGTTCCCGGTGGCTTTGAACAAGTTGACGGAACAAAAACATGGAACGACTTCTTTGCAGAGTCCTTTCAAAACTACTGCTTAAATTTGGAAGCAACTTTAACTGGGCAAACTGGTTATGATCCAACTTCAACGCTAACGGTTTCTGAACGTGTTTTTTTCAAATGGCTTAAAGAGATTGGTGCAATTCGTTTCCGCGAAGCTAATTCTGCGGAATACGTGCAAAGCGTGATTGCGTCTAACCCTACTAAGTATCCTGCAATTAGCCCGGTAACTTCTAATCCAACAGTTTATGTAGAAGAGGATGATAGCATTTTTTACAAAAAGGTAGTGAAATACCTGGGAGACGTCAGCATCATCAATTCAGTTCGAAATAGTTACAACGCTTTTTCTGAAGTTTACATATATCTTCCAACAAGTCACGGAAATACTCCGGTGATTTTGTTCAATTCAGTAGATGATACGAATTACCCAAAGACTGGTGCATTTCAAAATAATCCGCCAAACCCGCTAAATGCTCCGTATCTTTTCGGGAGAGATACCAACACAGTATCGCCGGCAGGCCTAAGTGTTGAATCATATTTTGATTCTGTTCTTAATACGTTTACGGTAAATGATCCGTTTGGAGCTCTTGCTACATTCTATTATTATGATCCAGCATCCGCAGCATATGTTGATCCTTCAAACCCTCTGTTTACTTGGTGGTTTGGGCTGAATCCATATGCAAACACATATTTTACTGAGCCAAGCGCTACATTTAATGATAGTCGAAACGACCGCTATAAGATTGAAAGCGTAAATAAGCTAGTTGAATACGTTCGTAGCCGTCTAGACGGTATTAGCCTTATCTATAGCACCGATGCTTATGCAGGTATGGCAAACCAAAACATAACAGAATTTGGTAAGTATAACGAGCAAGCAATTGCACAGTCTTTTGATTTCAACGCGGTTCTTCTCTATTACGATTTGTACGATCCAAATAACACTGCAGATTCTACAACCAACCTATTTGGTGTGCTGTTCTTGGATAACGTAGATCCAAAATCTGGAGGCGGCGGATACATTCCGACATACACAAAATACAAGCCAAATTCTCTAACAGGAGATAATGGTAATTCTTTTGCGTTCCGAGTTAACATTAAATTTGATGTTAATTCTCAAGATACTTCCATTGAAACAAGCATTAATGACTACAATCCGTATTCGTTGTCGCAGTTCATGGAGGCAATCAATCAGTTGCTTAATTCATCGGACCTTCTCAATGCAAATCAAGATCAACTAATAGCTCTGCAAACGCAGGTTAACGCTATAGAAGATCAGCTTATCAGTTCACAAACTGCTGATGAATTGCAAATACAGATTGATGAACTCAAGACTACAATAGCTCAATCTCAACAAGTGTTCATCAATAATCAAAATTTGGTGAGCTTGATTGAAAAGAATTATGAAGAGATCAATAACATCTACAAAGGTCTTACTAGCGTAGAGATTTCCTATAATTTAGATCTCTTAGAATCTGGCCCTGGAATCTTCATTGACAAGTCAAATCCAGGAAAGGCAAAGATCGTTAACACACGCGAACTATTTAACATAGGCAGCTCTACATCCACTACGGATAAGACGCTAGTCTACTTTAATGTTCCATCAGGAATAATGGACTTTACGACAAACAGCAACACATACAGTTATCTTCGTAGAGTACTAGAATATAACAACTATCTCAAAATACTTGGTGGATCCCCAAGCTCTTTACCAATAACCGACAGAGACATTGTCCTGTACCTGGATGACTCGGTTAATAAGTGGCAGGCTGGTCAGGTATTTAGAATAGCATTTGAAAATGGAATTGATATGTCCAATACTAATGGCAATTTCAATTTCATAATCTACTCTGATGCTCTTGATACATTGAACACAGGGTTCCCTTATTCAGCAGAAATTGGCTTTGTTACGTATTCGCAGTTCATAGCCAAAGGCGACAATCCAATTATTGAACTCATCTGCTTAGACCCAGCAACATATACTTTCTCAGTGGACATTTTCTAAATTCATCTTTAGAAACCGCTGGGATAAATAAAAACAAAAATAGGGGTCAAAATGGCAGAGACCAATAATAGTTTTTCAACGATTCTAGCGGAGTTTGTTAGATTACAGAATAATGCTCTAGAGATTATTACAAAACAATCGCAGGCAGTTACCACTGATGCTGACGTAGTCCAAGTAACTACTACAAATGCAGATGGCTCTACTAGCACTTACACGATTCCTTCTTTTTCGGGAATTCGTGGATCCATCAATCGAATTGACAACACTCTAACCACCTTGATGGGATTTGATTCTGATGCATATGTCAGAATGCCGGATGGAACTTTCAAAAGAATTTATCAAACCAAAACACCAGTGGATCCTCCTCGCATAGGATCTCTTCCTGTCCCTTCGAAGTTTACTCCCGAGAACAATTGGTTCTTTGAGTCGCTGATGACTCCTGCTCTCAAAGTAAGTTTTAAAGTTACGAAATATGTTTCACAGCAAGAATCTAAAATTGGGGTAAAGCGTTTAATCATCAATACCGATACCGAGGACAAAGTTACATACTTCGATAGCAATATTAAAGGAAGAAATGATATTGATTATGTTGACTTTCTGATTGAGCTTCAGAAATTGAACTACACTTATTATGTAGATGAAGATATAATTGATTTGCCGCTTTCTGTCGTGAGATATAGCGGTGAATTTACTGTTGTATCTTTCCGAGATCAAAAAGTCACTCTACAGGATGGCACAGAAGTTACTAAGAGAAGATACCTTTTTAGCAATTTAAGATATACCGACAATCTATCAATCCAGCAGAACACCATGACTTTAAAGGCTGGTGATCAACTTATCAAAGGAGAAACTATTTATGAAGTAACCGATGTAAACAGCGAAACTCTTTACGTTGGAATTAAGAGACTGCGAGGATATGAGCCTCTTGTTGCAGGTGAATCAATTTCTCTCTATTCCCCTATATTTTCACCGAAGGTTGCAAATGTTGGGGTGGGATTTGATGAGAGACAAGTGGTATTCTTTAAGAACGTAAATGACGAGGACAACCTAATATCCACAAAGTATTCTCCAGGAGTTGCTTTTTATTCGAATGATTTGTCAGTAGATTTGGCAGAAGGGACTGTAAGTTTAGTAGACTACTACCAAACACGCGTAATGGATTTTGGTTCTCAACTGTTAGCGGCTACCAAAAATAATACTATTTCTCCTCTTGACGGTATCACTCCAGACGCTCCTGAGCTTAATTCTACAAACTTTAAAGTTGTGCAAATCAATGAGCACAAACTGGATCAAGCTCAGATAGTTTCTATTAGAAAAAAGGCAGCAGATAAAGTAAGAATTGAGGCATTGATTGATCAACTGCAAAGCTCTATCGATAAAAAGACACAGCAGCTCAATACCACAAATTTTGCGTCGGAAACCGATAGACGCGGTGTAAAGAACGAATTGGAGACTCTAATTCGCGAAAAGAACAGCCAGTCTTCTCTCTATGCAAGTATTGTAAATGAACTCGCGGCCACATCACAAGATGCGCCAGCCGCTCTAGATACTCCTAAGTATAGAGTACGCGGATTCTTTGATGTGCCTACGCCAAAGTACAGCGACAAGACTGGCTTTCAGAATGTAATACAGTTCTATGTATACTATCGATATGTCAATCCCGCTGGAAACGCTTCCGACACCAAGCAATTTGATATTGAATCTGCCACAGGAAAAACTATCAGAGCAAGCTTTAGCAATTGGCAGCAAGTAAAATCTGAAATTAGAACCAAGAGTTACAATACAACTGTTGGAAAGTACGTTTGGGATAGCGAAGATATTGAAAACCCCGACACCATCAATGTTAATCAGGTGGACATTCCTATCAGCAAGGGAGAAAAGGTTGAATTCTATGTTGTATCGGTTTCTGAGGCAGGATGGCCAGTGACTCCACTGTTATCGGTGCCCTCAAACATCGTTACTATTGAGTTTCCGCAAGATCTTACAGGAGAAGACGAGGCGTTGCTGGCACTTGCACAGGCAAGACAAGAAGCTGTTAAAGTTCAACTCGAATCTGACCTAGCAGCAAAAGGCCTTGATGTTCACTTGAGTTCATCGTTTAACGCAGGAGAGCAGTATTACGCTCACAGCGCGGATGTTATATCTTCATCCTTCTATGATTCTTCAGGTGTAGTAATATCTCTCTATGAAAAACTGAAATCTTTGGATATCGCCATTCAAGAAATTCAAAATAAGATTTCTCAGGCAAAAGGAGAACTGCACGTATTTGTAATAGACAAAGATGCAAGTTCAAAGACAGAAATACAAAACGGTTCAACTATAAAATTGTTTGCTGGTTATTACACAGATTATGTAGCGCTATTGCCGGCATCTTCGCAAAGAGGAGCAATCATTAACAAAGTATACATTCTGTCTCTCGAGAATCCGATTGCAGCAACATTGGAACTTGTTTCACGCTTCCCAGGCGGAATTGGACAGGATCTACCAGATAGCGGTCTTACTACCACGTTCAATGACTACGATTACATTTACGCTAGAAAGTACGATCTTGTTCCTATCGTAAACACAACGATTGCTAGAGCGGATACAAATAATGCTAATAAGTTTAGCTCTGCTTTCTATCAAAGCGGACAACTAAGATCACAATATCTCTACAGCAGATATACGGACATTGGTTTGGCAACCCCTCTTTACATAGATCCTGATCGTGATGTTGATAGAAGACTTCTGCCTAATATCAATGGTTCGTCTCCAATTCAATCTTACGTATGGAACGGATCTTACAATGACGGGGCCCCTCAAGGCGGAGGTCAAATCAATGATTTCTGTGTTCATATTCAGCATCCTGCTTTGGCCACAGGCACGCTGCCAACTCCATTGCAATCTCCACAAATTTTTTCAACAACCGTTGACGGTTATCCTACATCAGCAGAAAGCGTTTCAGCTTTTAGGCACGCCTACAATTTTAACACTACATCCGACGACGTAAGACAACTCCAGTACAAGAATAATTGGTATGCAAATTCAACGGCTACGCCTCCTGGAACTATACCTCCAATACCACCAAACCCGGTATTTACACCAGCTGTGAATTTGCTGCCGGACAAATTTGGATTTATTGACGGTGATAGGTATTTGATTGGCAAAAACACATGTGGATCTTACCTATTGCTAGCTCCTGCTACATTTGATCAGCTTCTGGTCGATGGTACGGATTATCGGGCAGTCAAAGATCTTGGAACTGGCGAGGCTAATGCAATTCAAATACCTATCATCTATCAATTTAGAATGACCGACTATGCAGGTGATAACACGGGTACTGGTACTGGTTACGTTGGAGGCTACGACAGCTCTGCCGGATGGACACCCCCAACTCAATTGAACTACTCTAAAAAAATTGGAATAGATATCTACGTAAAAGAAACCACGGTGTTTTCTTTTGATGTGCAAGTTTCCGCTACCTATAAGAGACAATCTACCGCTCAAAGAGTTGATGAACTGCAAACGTCTCTAATTAAAACCAAGGAAAACATCACATACGATAAAAATAGCATCAAAACGCTAACTAGGTAATGCGCAATTCAGAATTCTACAGAGTAAATTTTGAGAAAGAGATTGTTGTTCAAGGAAGAACGACTCTCTTTCTTAGTATAGAAGCAAACGATCCAGATCCTTCTACAAATATTGAGTGGGTTGACGGGGAAACTCTTTGGGTTTCTCCATACATACAGCCGCAAACATTTGAGACTAAATTTGAGGCGCTTACGCAAATTCCCGAGGACCCGATGCCTCAGCCAAATCCTGCGCAGTTTAGATTCTACTTTACCGAATTTGCAAAAAGAGGCAAGGCTTTTGAACAAGCCGCGTGGAATTCAATACAGATAGGAGATGATGTAAAGGCGGCTTCAATGTTCACGAGAACCCCACCTGGAGTATCAACGGCCTCTCCTTATGCTGGGCCTCTTGATGTTATGAAGTTTCAGGCAAAGGTAGTAGAAAAAGGACGATATCTTATAGGAGGCACATATTACTATTATGTTGCAATAGATGCAGCAAATGCTGGAAGCGATCAAGTATCAGGCGAAGGATTTATGATGCAAATCGGAAATTGGAAGGAAGACGACAATTGGCAAATTAACCAAATAAGCGCAGCAGTTGTAGCAGAGCAGACGCTGAGAAATCAGAACCCAGTATATTATGAGACATCTCCAATAGGCCCTAATCAATTTGACGGACAATCAGCAACGGAAGATTGGCCTAACGATGTAAATTATTTTACAAGAATAGTTTCTAGCACGCCTAATCCTTGGTCATCTTATAGGAAAAATCTGGAGGCGCCTAACCCACCCAGAATAACTTATAGGATTGATTATGACGGAATAGCAAATTCACACCTAAAAATCAATTTTTTAGTAGCAAAAACAAGCTCTTCTTCGGTTCAGCCTTTTTTGTGGGGTGTTAATGCTACAATGTCAGGGGAAATTCAAAGATCTACCGTAAATTACGGACAAAAATTAGCGCAGCCAGATTTAGATTCTGAACATTTAATAGACTATCATGAGGTTCATTTATTTGGTTATCCAGAAACCTCTGTAAAAACTTCTCGTACAACATATCAAAACGAATTTTCTGCCACAGGTTCGGAAATTTATGATGACCTTTCGTCGTATGGGGTGCTAAAAACAAACCCAAAACTTACAGGAAACGTAAAGCTCACGGTGGATTCAGGAGGATCTCTGTGGCTAAATTCTATCGATGCGTCAGAAGAACTTTCGAGTTCCCGATTTAAGAAGTATGCAATAAGTTCAAATTCAACATATCAAAGAGACTTATTTTACTTCTTGGATCAAGGAAAGCTTTCACCCGAGTTATTGTATCAACTATATCAAAAAGACAATCAATATCTCAACACAAAGAGAAACCTTAGCGAACAATACGATAACTTCTACAATTATGGAATAGAGCAGCTTAATAGTAAGTTTTACGATGAAGATTACACATTCCTGGCTCCTCTCTGGATGAGAAAGCAGTTGCCAGAATTTTTTGTAATTTTTAGATTGGATCACCCGCTCAACCCTCTTTCTTATCAAAATACGAGCAATCCTGAGAAGTTTCAAGAGTTTTTCAAGGATGCCAGAATTGTTAAAACTTTTGATATGCGGGTTTCATCCCCTCTTGGATCGTATCTTAGAAAGATTGTTGATGATCCTAGGTTTAATGAAAGGCCACTTGAAGTATCATTTAGCACAGACACTCCAACTACCTGGTACGGAATTGACTACACTTCCGGAAACATAACCGGGAAGGGTGAATTCCTAAATGATTTCTGGACAAGCGATAACCGCATACTTGATTTTGAGGAAACTATCACAGGAGGCTTTGAAAGAAATTCTTTGATTAGCACAAACCTAATCAATTTAGAGTTTTTATTTAGCGACACAGAAGCTACACCGTATTCTATCAATAGATATTTTGGCTTTTACGTAACAGAAAATCAACTTGCCGAGTTTGAGATCGTACCGGAAATTTTAGGTGCAATCAGCGGTCAAACGCCAGCACCTAAATTAGGGGTGGATGGCGCTCCATATAATTTGCAGCCATTTGTGCAAACAAATCCAGTTGGAATACAACTACCTGTTGATTATTTTCACAATCCGGCTGATGGGACAATCAATACATCAGCAACCCCGGAGTACGTAGGATTGGTCAATGGTAAATTCCCATTACCATCAATGGTTGATGATCCTCTTCGTTTTTTCTATGTAAAAGACCGATTTGGAAATTTCAAAAGGGTTAATCGACTTCAAGAATTAAATTACGGAACGCCAGGCTCTCCAAGCTTTAAGCGTGTTACACAGTTGCAGCTCTTTGACAATCAAGAAAACATCAGCGATTTTGGAGGAATAACGCAGCTGTCTTCTCAAAGTAATGCAGATTTGCTGCCTGGCGGAAACGCGCAAGTTGTGTTGGCTATTGAAGACCTTCTAAAAGATGGAGTTCCAATAGCAGATTATGAAACTATTGAAATCTCTTTAGAGAAATTAAATTCCGAGCCTCGCACATACTATTATAGAATTACAATTGCCGACGAGCCTGTTCCTGGAGAAATAGAAATCACAGTCCAGAAAAATGATACGGGGGTTTTCGGTTCTCTTCCTCAAGACTACTATACCACAGTCTTTACGCAAACGTCAAGCCCTGCGTGGATTGACAGTTATCTCCTATGCTACA